ACCTGCTGGTGATGAACCTGCTGGTACTGAACCCGAGCCACTCACCGTCGCCCAGGCCGCTGTAGAAGCAGTTACTGCAATCGAGAAAACAAAAGCTGATGCGAAAGCAAAAGCTGATGCAGTTGCAAAAACTGCCGCTGATGCGAAGAAAGTAGCTGACGATGCTGCTGCATTAGAGACACCATCTACGGACGAGCAAGATACCATAGACAAAATGGCGGTTGATTTTCCTGAAGTCGCAAAAGCGTTCGATATTCAGCAACGGGTAATGTTTGCGAAAATCGAGAACTTGTTCGCATCAAAACTTGGGGAAATAGCAACGCAGTTCGAGAAGCGATTAGCTCCTGCAGAAGCCGCAATAGGCAGAGTGGCAAAAAATACTCATGAGGAGGCTGTCCTAAAAGGTCACAAGGACGCGTTCACTATCTTGCCGGATGTCGAAAAATGGATAGAGGGCCAATCAGCGCTCATGCAGAAAACGTACAACGCAGTACTCGATGGCGGAGATTCCGCGGAAGTAATCGAGCTGCTCCAAATATATAAGGATGCACTCGGTGTTCAGAAAGATGCCGATAAATCCAAAGAAGACACTGAGAAGAAAAAAGCGGAAGCAGAGAAAAAAGCAAAAGATTTACAATCTCAGGAAGGTGTGCATGGTCGTCGCACAGGAACCCAAACCGCATTAGACCCCGACGACTTTGATGGGGCATTCGAAAAGTACGCTAATGTAGCGTAATTAAAATCCAGCCAGAGGAGGAACACCATGGCACTTTCAACTTACGGAGATATTTCTCCAGCAGTAGCAGCAAGCGCTTCAGTAGAGATGCTTAAACGGGGTCAGCCACATCTTATTATCCAGCAGTTTGGCCAGGCCAAGCCATTGGGCAAAAACGACACTGACACCAAAAAATTTCGCCGGTATGAGAGACTTGCCGCAGCTACCACTGCACTGACTGAGGGTGTAACTCCTTCAGGAAGTTCTCCAACCACCACGGACTACACCGCAACTCTGTCACAGTATGGTGACTACCTTGAGTTGACCGATGTAATTGCCGATCTTCACACTGATCCAGTGCTGATGGAGTTCTCCGGTATTATCGGTGAGCAGGCCGCATTGACTGTAGAGACTATTGCTTTCGGCATCATCAAAGCAGGTACTACCGTTTTCCGCGCTAACGGTTCCGCCCGTACTGACATTAACACCCCACTTACTCTGAATCTTCAGCGTAAAGTAATTCGTGGGTTTAAGCGTCAGCTCGCAAGACCGTTTACCAAAAAGATTTCCAGCACTCCCAGCTTTAACACTGAGGCCGTACTGCCTTCTTTCATCGGCCTTGTGCATCCTGACCTTGAGAACACTGTCCGTGGTCTTGTAGGGTTCAAGGATGTGGTCGATTACGGCAGCGCGACTCCGTATGAGAGTGAGATCGGAGCAGTTGAGAACGTTCGATACCTCACCTCCACAGTATTCGAGTCATGGGCAGATGCAGGTGGCGCGTATGCAGGTAGTGGAACTGCAATGGTAACTACCACTGGGACCAGTGCTGATGTTTACCCGGTTATCTATCTTTCCCCAGATGCCTTCGGTGTTGTGCCTCTTAAAGGCGTGAAAGCTATTACACCAATGGTTCTGAATCCCAACGTACCTCGCGGCAGTGATCCTCTCGCCCAGCGTGGTTCCATTGGTTGGAAAACCTACTTCACTGCAGTAATTCTTAACCAGGCATGGATTGGTCGTGCAGAAGTAGCAGCAGTTGAACTGTCGTAACATTCGAATAATAGGGTGGGGGTAATTCCCCACCTTCTTTAAAAGGAGAACATAATGAATAAGCAATATGCCCAAGTCGGGTCGAACGTAGTAGTAGCAGGCGGGACTGCTGAAACTGTAGTACTTGGATTTAGCCCAGCGTATGTACGCGTGGTTAATGTAAACAACCTGGCAATGTATGAACATTGGGACGGCATGGACGATGATACCTCAATCGACACCGCCAACCATGACACTACTCAGATTTCCGAAAACGCTGCGGGCGGCATTACTCTTACAAGTAATGGATTTACCCTCGGTGTGGATATTTGCGATACTACTGATGATGTAGTTCGCTGGGTAGCATATCGCTAAACTTTGTCCTGGCGGAGTAACACTCCTGCCGACGGAGGTATTACCATGAGAGTAAATGAACTGAAAGCGAACAGATTAATCGTAGATAAAATTGTGAGCCATACCGGTGGAGCGGTTCCTTCGACAATTATTCCCCTAACTACAGTAGGTGTTGGCGGAAAGAACGGGGCTACCCTCGTTGCTGTAGAGAACGGAGACGGTGTTATTCATAAGACCACACTCACTTGTACAGCCACACCTATCACCATTACTGATGATGCCGGTGTAGCGCAGTACGGCGGAGTAAAAGTTTATGATTTCCCACTGGGGCATATGTGCCTCCTTGGTTGTGTTGTATCTGGAATCCTGACCGCAGGTGTTACCGGCACAATTATCGACAACTGGGATGGTGACGTAGCCCTTGGCACCGTTACAGCCACAACTGGTGCAACTCTGACCGGAACTGAGGCAGATATTATGCAGTCAGTAGCCGTTTCCGCAGGAGCGTCTGATAAAGATGGAGTCGTTTCTGCTGTTACTGTAGCCACGGCACTTACTGAAAGTGGTGCCCGGTGGCATAATGGCACTGTAACTGCAAAAGATATGTTCCTGAATTTCGTTATCGATGATGGCGTAACTCATACTGCCGGTACTGCAGCATTTACCGGAACAGTTGAGTTTATTTGGATGAATCTTGGAACTCTGTAAACCTCAACCGTGGGAAGGAAAGTGTACTCCTTCCCATCATTGAGTTTTACAAAACACACTTCAGGAGAATGTTATGTATATGAAGCGGATGTTAGAGATAGGCCAAGCAGCTAATGGGTACGTTATTGAGGTCAGAGTACCTATCAAGAAAAAAGAGAAAGGCAAATGCAGAGAGATGGTCTGCGATTATGAAGGCTCCAGCGAAAAACAATTTATCGCAAAAGATGCGAAAGAGCTGAACGCTATTATCCAGAAACTTATGCCGATGCTAGATGAAGAGTTTTCATCTGAAGATGAGTTCGATGCTGCGTTTGAAGATGCAGCCAATTAAATTTAACGGAGAGTAAAATGACCGAAGAGAAAACCACTTCTGTAAATGCTGAATTTGACCTTGAAGATGCAGCAGTGCAGACAATTCCTGCTTCAGGCAGCGAGAAAACCGAAGCTCGCAGAGCCACTGCTAAAAAGGCAGCAGGAGCGAAAGAAGTGAAAGCGAAAGCCGCTGCCAAGCCCAAGGCCAAGAGAGCACCGGCCAAGAAACTCGACCCTGAGATGGATAGAGATAACTGGCCTACGGTCCATATTGAGATGGAAGAAGGCAAGCCTAATTATGAGTATTTGGCTGCACACGGCACCATGAAAGACGGTAGACCCTTCGGGCACGAACTTCAAGTTATGCGCGGTGTGGATGTACAAGTGCCTCCATCAATCGTGTATGCCCTTCAGGACTCCATCGCATCGCATTATGTTCAGCGCAGAGATCCTGTATCTGGGCGGCAGAGTATGATTCGTCAGGACAGATCTTCAATCCCATGGCGCTTAATTAAAGCAGGGAAGTACATCCGATGACAAGAAGTGAAATGATGACAGAGTTGCTGGAAGTTGTTAATGATTCCACAACGAACGGTATCTGGACTCCTGCAACTCTGCTAGGCTATCTGGCAGAGGGGCAGGATAAGTTTTGTGAAAAAACCGGGTACTTTACTGACATCTCAAACTTCACTTTAGAACTCACCGATGGCGTCGCTGTTTATGCAATCCCTGATAGAATTATTCAGCTCCTTGATATTTGGAACGGTACAAAAAAACTGCGTAAGTTGCAGATGGACGAAGTAATTGAAACAAGTGAGGACGGTGTCCCATCCATGTGGCGCACTGACCAAGAGACAGGAATCATCAAGGTGTATCCTACACCCACATCTGCAGAGGACGGAGATACGCTTGTCCTTCAGGTATGGCGTTACAGTCAGTATGATCTTGCAGAAGACAGCAGGGAGCCAGAAATCCCCAGCCGGTTTTGCAGGGCCTGCATTGAATGGGCAGCATATAAAGCATTCATGCACCACGACATGGAGACTCAGGACCCGGTAAAAGCAGCAGATCACTTGGCTTCATTCAATATGTATGCAAAAGATGGAATAAGAGCTCTCAGAAGATACCAGAACCAGGAAACACGCGTAGGTTCTGACCCGGCGTACAGGACATAACTATGGCTCAGGCGAAGTTCAGAACACTTTATACATCGACTACAGGGCTTAATAACTTTGTAGATCCAACACGTTTGGAGTTCGATTTTAAAACCGGTGTTACTGAACTTGCGCAGGCAATTAATGTTAATATTGACAACTCCGGCAGGATAAATTGTAGACGCGGGAGAGTTCAGAAGCTATCAAGCACTGCAAAGTACGGGTTCGCTTACGGTGAGGTCTGCTTGTTCGTCAGTGAGTCGATACTGTACCATATGAAGTCTGACTACTCAGTTACTGCATTACGCTCTGACTTGACGCTAGGCGCTCGGATGAGGTATGTAGGAATTGCCAATAGAGTGTACTACTCAAACGGTACTGAGAAAGGATACATTCTCAAAGGTAAAGATTATACTTGGGAGAAAGGAAACTACACTGTACCGGGAGATACGAGACGAATAATTTCAGATCCTCCTAACGGCCACCTACTGGGATGGTTTGCGAGTAGAGCACTGGTCGCTGTAGATAACGCTATCTTTGCGTCCGAGCCTTCGTTTTATGGTGTGTTTGACCTCCACAACAACTTCAAGCTTTTCCCGGAGAGAATCAAGCTAATGCACCCTACTACGCAAGGATTGTGGATAGGGACAGCTTCTCAGGTTCTGTTCTATAGGGGCACCAAGTGGGGGCAATTGCGGAGAGAACCAAAAGCAGATTACGGAGTTTTAGAAGGTTCTGGGGCAGTATGTCCAGGAGAAAAGTTGAATGCTCCTGAGAAATCAGTTATATTCACTACACCGCAAGGAATTTGCGTCGGGGACGAAGGCGGCGGATTTACCAATTTAACATACAACAAACTTATTTTTCCAACAGGTCGATATGCGAGCGCTTCCATAGTAGGAGATCGCTATTTGGTACTTATTGAGCCGTAAATTTACAGGAGGATACCATGGCTACTAGATTATCAACAGGTTTGCGAAATGGAATGCTAACGAAAAACAGCTACCCTGCGCATTTAGTTACAGGAATTACTTACGCATTTGAGGACGGTACAGGCGCTGACGGTGCTGACCGCATTACTGATTCAGGAAGTGGGTTTATCTCAGCCGGTTTTGAGGTGGGTGATTATATCACTGTAGCAGGATCTACGTCGAACAATGTCTCAGGGGCAAAAATTTCTGTAGTGGCAGCAGGTTATATTGAGGTTCCTGCGGCAACTCTCACAACAGAAGTCGCAGGCGATCAGGTTAT